CGTGGCGGTTTTTCACCAAATTTGGGAGCTGAAGTCCCTCTGCGGGGGGACTCATGACATTACTGTCTCTGAAGCGTTACCAGCAATGCCACTAACCCTTACCCTGGACAACCATCTACAGTTGGAACCAGCTGGGGCCAAACCCCTGTGTTTTTAGGTTACGACTACATAATTAGAACAGTAGACGCGCTGATCTTCCGTTGGAGGAAGCAGCGTGGAAACCAATGAAAAATTCCCACAACCCACTGCGCTCTCAATCGCCAATTGAGTTCTCACAGTTACCCCGAATCTACGCTCAAACAAGAGTCGGGTGTCCATTGACGGACAGAATTCCGGGATGTCAATAACGTCTGGTAGTATATGATACCCATCATCCACAAAGCGCGGATGAACGTGGCGAGTATGGTCTAGGGCATATCGAGCAAAAGCACCAACTATGGGACATTGTGGTGTTTCGTACACAGTAGATAAAGCCTTAGCCCGCAACAACTCATCCATAATGCGGGGTCCTGCATTAATGAATGATTGTGTCCAGCCGAACCCCATTAAAAAGCGTTGCGGCTCACGAATGATCTCCCCTGACTCTGAGAAGACCATTCCACAAAAGGAGGCCTCACAAGGGTCTACTACCTCCTTTATATCTATCTTAAATCCCAACCGATCATAATCGGCCTTGTTAAGATCGACATCTGTACTAAACAGACCGTCATCCCCCTCCACAAACCCTTCTATGTGCCCGCCCTTCTCATGCACTATGAACTTGGCAAGCATCAGGTTCGTGAATCCATTGCCAAGGGAGGTGCACATGTCCCCTGACATTCTCCTCCCCTTCACCTCCGCCCGAATTCCAGTCCTGGTACGCATCCTATTTGTACCGGAGATGACGCTTACTAAAAACTCCGCGTCACTATCTGAACTCAAGCAATGCTTATACAACGCCCCTTCACAAATCCTGATCAACTCAGGTGTGAAATGGCTCTCAAAAGCAGTAAAGTCTGTTTGGAAATACTTCCGACCAGCTGCCTTGAGGGCTAAGATGCGCATAGGTCTCTCAGGGACCGGGACATGCTTGATGAATTCAGGGATCTGGTATACGACATTTTCAATGGCCTTAAACTTAGGTCCAGACCAAGCCTTGAACACGTCGGCCCTACTGTTAATCATCCGAGCATTCTTCCATTCAGTATAATACTCAGACTTTACAAAGGTGTCAATATGAGAACATTGACGCCGCGTAGGTCTACCACCCCTCAATGAGTCGTACGCATCTCTCAACTGCGCCCTTCTTTGCTCATTGTACGAAGTACCACACAACCACTCTTCGAATCCCAGCTGTGAAACGCATGGAACCGATTTCAGATACTCACTTACGAAGATTTTAAACCGACGTAGTGCAGTATCATCTGGTGTTGGCAAGTCACGCAACAATCTCTGTCTAAAAGCACACTCCACTGTGTTTGGATCATTTGAGTCCATGCACAGTGGGGCATAACCTGGGACAGCGCAGTAATTCAATCGCCTGAACATACGCCTACGCTGCTTCCTGAGCCCAGGTAAGGCAACACTCGCATTGCCGGTATCCACGAATTTTGATTCTGGACGTGGTAACCGTGTTTCGCTAACCCTAGCCCCTTCCGCATACACCTTCCGGTCTGTGATGAAAGGATCTATTGGGGCCGCCCGAAGCACGCGGCCCCCTCCCCGAAAAAATTCTCGCGCATAAGTAACTGCTCGCAGACAAGTTCGGAACCTGAGATAAATATTAGTGCATCTTCATCAGGTATGGGTAAGGACGCC